TCCTCAGTATCATCGAGTTGGGCAAGTCAATCCTTGAGTTCTTCGTATGCAGTAAGTGCTTCATGGGCACCCGGTGGTTCTCAAGGGTCCTCAGTATCATCGAGTTGGGCAAGTCAATCCTTGAGTGCATCTTGGGCACCTTCCGTTGGGACGTTTACATACGGACGTTCAATAGTTTTATGTTCTGCATATACACCCGTTTTGATCGGTGCCGATGCCGCCGAGATAACAATCCCATTTAATCCATTGGATGGAAGTTCGAGTATATCTTGGAATGTTAAACGATTGTCATTGAGAACCCAAACTGTGGAAACTACCGGTTCATCTATTAATATTGAAAAATCATCTTACAATGGATTATTTATACCAACTCTTGTGGGGACGGTTATTTTACCAACTTCATCTTATGAAGTATATACTAGATCTTTATCTACTGTAACTAGCGGAGATAAATTGAGATTTAATATCACCACATTAGGAACGGCGCAGAATTGGACTATAATAACGGAAATATCAAACGCTTAACTATATATAATCATTATGGCAAATAGCAAATTTACAATTTTTACTTCTTCTGATATTGGAGGTCCAGGACCAATAAATGGTTTGACTGGATCTTTAATATCAATGCTCGATGCATGTCTTGTTACTGGATATGGTGAAAAATATGTAGGATGGACAAAACCGTTAGGAACTATATCAGGAAGTTTATCGGCTTATTTACCAGCTTCGGGGTCAAAAATGACGTTATTTGTAAATGATGCAGGAGGGAATGTTACTGCGGGTGGAAAGGAAGCTTGGACAGTAGGGTGGGAGAGCATGACTGCTTTAACTTCATCTAATACAGCATTTTTTACAGGGTCGGTTGGTTCGGGATATGGACAGTTCCCAACACCATTACAAATTCCATTGAGTTCACCAACTCCTTTAATAACTTCTGCTGGTGGACATCTTATTTGGAGAAAAAGTTCAACGGCAGATACTAATGGTAGATATTGGATAATGTTTGCAGATGCTTATACAGCGCATTTATTTATAAATACTGGAGATACCGCCGGATATTATTATGGATCATCGTTCGGAAATATATATTCTCTTAATGGAAATAATGATGCATACCGATGCTTATTGATTGGTCGGCAAACGGAAAACAATTCTGTCGGAAATACTGCTGCGCTTAATATTTTTACAGATACTATGGATATTGTTTTTGCTGGTGGTGGGGCAATGACGGCGCCTATGGTAAACTCTTTACAAGCACATTCTGGTCATTATATGGCTCGTGGTTGGAGTGGTATGGGAAGTTCTATCAATGTGGGAAAATCGGGAGATACAAGTAAATTATCGTTTACATCTGTAACAATAACTGGTATATATAATTATTGGCTTTATTCTGGACTTTTACAAACACCAAACCCAACAGATAATACATTTTATGTTTCTCCCATTAGTATTATAGAACCATCTACAGCATGTATAAGAGGACGATGGAGGGGCATGTATCATCTTTGTCATCCAGCAGCAAACTTTTCTGATGGTCAAATAATTAATGCAGCGGGCGATTATGCAGGTAAAACATTTCAAATAGTTAAGTTTGCTGGTTTATGGGGTGGATTTTTCGCAGTCGAAATAAGTAACACAGTAGAAACAAATTAAGGAGAAATATATGGCGTATAATAGTCAATTTATAATGTACACTTCGAACGATAATGGGCATCCGGTATTAACAAGTGGAACATCGGGGTCATTATTATCGCTGTTAAACTCCTGTTTGATAACTGGTTATGGGTCTAAGCCAGGAGCGGGATGGACAAAAACTGGTTCATTAGGAGTAAATTCAGGACTTCCAGATAGTGCAAGTTGTGGAATATTATGTATGCCTACTGGATCACAAGCAACATTATTTATTATAGATAATGCTCCTGGCGCAGGAGGGTTGCGAGAAGCAAGAGCTACAGGATTTGATTATGTGAATAGTTTTACGGCATCGTATGTCAATTCAAGTGTAACTGGAAGTAATCAATTCCCAACTCTAACACAATTAGCAGTGGGTAATGGTGCAGTTGTAATAAGAAAAAGTACTGACATTTCTTCTACCGAAAGACAATGGATAATGTTTGCCGATTCAAGTAGCATGTATTTATTTATTAACCCTCTTGATACTGCTGGTGTATATGGTGGAGCATTTGCTTTTGGAGATATTTACTCATTAAGGTCGGGAAGTACTGCGCCTTATAAAGCAATGATTGCGGGAAGAATAGCTGAAGCCGCTGCTAATACTGCTACTAATGATAGATTAGATCAATTAAATGTATTGGGAACCGTTACAACTGGACATTTTTTACAACGTTCCTTTTCAGGAACAGGAATAGGCATAACTATAGGGAAACATGGAGATGGAGTTAAAGGAAGTACTTCCCTTTTAATAGGTGTTACTCAGTATCCAAATGCTGCTGATAATGGATTATATATAAGTCCTGTATGGATACACGATGCGAACTTTACATTACAAGGAACAATGCGAGGATTTTATCATACATTACATGCGGTGGGAAGTTTTAGTGATGGTCAGATGTTCAATGGAGCAGGTGATTATGCGGGAAGAACGTTTTATATGGTTAAACAAAGTTCTAACAGTGGAGTATATTTAATTGAAACTTCGGCTACTGTACAAACAAATTAATACGTTATGGCATATACAAGTCAATTTACAGTTTATAGTTCCGTAGATGCAAGTCATCCAGTGTTAAATGGATTATCTGGGTCATTGTTGGCAGTATTGAATGGATGTCTTGTGACTGGATATGGTTCTAAGCCAGGAGCAGGATGGACAAAAACAGGATCAATTGGTCCTGCCAATGGAATTGCAATATCAGATGCTACAGGTAGTGGTATATTTGTCATGCCAACTGGGTCGGGGGCAACATTTTATGTGATGGATGGTGGATTGGATGTACCTGCGGGCCGAACCGCAAGATTAGTAGGATATGATTATATTACACAAACCGGACCTCAAACGGGAAGTTCTCCAAACAATATAACTGGAAGTAATCAATTTCCAACAAACACACAAATAAGTATTGGCGGTGGCTCTGGATATGTTTCTATAAGAAAAAGTACTAGTAACGATGCTACAGAAAGACAATGGACAATTTTTGCAGATTCTAGTAGTGTATATATGTTTTTTGCTACGGGAGACATTGCTGGTGTATATATAGGACATTTTTTTGGAGATATTTATTCATTAAAGTCGAGCGGTCAAGATGCATATAAAGCGATGGTTATTGCAAATCATGTAAATCAAGCTGGATATGGTACAACCAATGATGATTTCGATGTATTATCTTTAGTAAATGACTCGACCACTGCTCATTTTTTACAACGAAGTTATAGTGGCACCGTAGGCAGTATAACTTGTGGGAAACATGGAGACGGTGCTAAAGGGAGCACTACCGTATTACTCGGAATTACACAATATGTAAATGGACCCGACAGCGGGCTATATTTAAGTCCGATATGGGTGCATGAAAATGCAAGTGCTTGTATAAGAGGACGGATGCGAGGACTTTGGCATGTGTGTCATCCTATAGCAAATTTTTCAGATGGTCAGATTATTAGTTTTACCACCGGAGATTATGCAGGAAGAACATTTCGAATTCTTAAAACAACACCTAATTCAGGAATGATTTGTATGGAAACTTCGGCAACAGTAGAAACAAATTAATGTTATGGCATATACAAGTCAATTTACAATTTATAGTTCTAATGATATTGGGCATCCTGTATTAACAGGAGGAACGTCTGGGTCATTGTTGGCAGTATTGAATGCTTGTCTTATTACTGGGTATGGTTCTAAGCCAGGAGCAGGATGGACAAAAACAGGATCAATTGGTCCTGCGGCTGGTTTAGCAATACCCGATAGTGGTAGTTGTGGTATATTTGTTCAACCAACTGGTTCTCAAGCAACAATGTTTATGTCAGATTGTGGAAGTGGCGGTGGATTACAAAATGCTCGAATGTCGGGATATGATTATATTACACAATTTACTGCATCTAGTTTTAATATAACGGGTAGCAATCCCTTTCCAACAGTAGCTCAAAATCCATTGAATACTGGAGTAAATGCGGTTGGAATAAGAAAAAGTGCTACTATAAATTCTATTGAAAGAGCATGGATAATTTTTGCAGATTCCAGTAGTATGTATGGATTCATAAATTCAGGAGATTCTCCCGGAGTTTATATTGGATTTGCTTTTGGAGATATTTACTCTATAAAATCAGGAAGTGTAGATACATCAAAATGTGTAATCATTGGAAGAAGTTCAGAAGGAAATTCATATGCAGGTGGAAATGATACATTAGATGCATTGACATTAGTAAATGCCGCAACATCCACTCATTATATGCAACGTTCATTTAGTGGCGCCGCAGTCAGTATAACTTGTGGGAAACATGGAGACGCCAATAAAGGAAGTTCAGCATATTTGTTGGGAATTACTCAATTTCCAAACTCAGTTGATAATTCTTTATGGGTAAGCCCAGTATGGGTACATGAGAATACAACATCTACTATAAGGGGTCGTATGAGAGGATTTTATCATATATTACATCCAACAACGAATTTCGTAGATGGTCAAATATTTGTTTGTAATACAGGAACATTTGCAGGAAAAACATTTCAAATCGTAAAAGCTGGAAACGCAAATAATCAGGGAACTGTGTTTTGCATGGAAATAAGTAACACAGTAGAAACTAACTAACAGCAAATGGCTATTACAGGTTCAATAAAATCTGATTTATCCGATGGAATTCCGCTGACTATTAATACAGCAAAGGCGGATACCTCGGGACCATCTTTTATTTATTCTGCATATAATGGAGACAAAGCAAAACCATCAACTTTTATTTTCAATCCCGCATTAAAAGGAGATAAGGCTGGATCAATCCCACTATTTTCTTATGGAAATAAAAGTAAAATGGGGGGTCAAACTGTTATTGGTGCTTTAAAAGGAATAGCATTTTCGGGAGTGCCAACAACTTATTTGGATGATGGAACTTTTGGGCGACATATGCAAGTTGGAGTAACTCAAAGTATGAGTGAAGGAAATCCTTCATCGCCTTGTTTGCAATTAACTTATACTGGGTTTTGGCGATTTAGATGGGTTATTAAACCCGGACCAAGATCTATATATATAAATGCTAAACAACCACACTTTTTATCTGGGTCTTTTCCTTACGTTAATGTATTCTATCCTCCAAGTATAATTGTTAAATCAAATTCAAGTGTAGGATTGAATGCCGATATATCAAGTTCGGCAACAGTTGGCCAAGAATGGGTTCAAATTTCTGTATCCTTTACTGCTACAGGAACGGGAGTTTGTTGGGTGGAACTTTGGAATAATAATACAAATGAATATAATACACCTGCATTTTTTGACCATATAATAACGTTATAATTATGGATGCTAAAGTAAATGAATTGGTTGTATGGCAAAATGAAACACCTGTAGTAAGTGCTAATTCTTCGGGTGAGTTTGATGTTTGGCAGAATGAAACTCCAGTTGAAGATAGAGATGAGGGTGTAACAACAATACCAAGACGAAGAGCGTTTGAATTTTAATTCTCAGTGGCAAGAAATCCCACTTGCTTTAGCGGGTGGGGTCAAAATACACACGACCCTAAAGGGTCGGTGCTTGCCAGAGAAGAACCTCTGACGATTGGTTGGTTGACGACAACCTGTCCGTCCAGTGCAGAGCACGAGATGGAGTGTTCTTTGTCATATCTAAAAGTAATATTGTTCGCAGCGTTAAGGTCTGCGTCCAATACGACTTTATCAAGGGCATAATACCTACAACCTTTTCTTACTCCGTTGTCAAGACCTCTGTGGTCTAACTGCGAAGTATAATGGGGTTTAACGATTACTACTCTCTTACCGAGAGCAGATGCCTTGTAGGTCAATATGTTCCTCAAAAGGAAATATGGCATTTGTGAGTTTCTGTTGTTAAATCTTCGTCCTTTGGATTTGGACTTAATCTTGGTTAAGTCCTCAACCACAATGGTATTTGCCTTTGTGGTGAGAAGATGATTTACAATATTGTGTATGTAGTTCTTTGAGAAATGGTATTCACGTCTGCGGAGATTGGTTCGTTTAACTCTGGCAGAGTGTGATTTATGGGATTGGAGTTTTCGTCTGTTCCAACGTATCTTGCGTTTGGTTCGGTTAAACTCATTGCCTTTGGTAATGATGCCTTCACTGGTAGAAGCAAGTCGTTTAAGACCCAAATCAACTCCAATACATTTTTTGTTGTCATTAAACGAAGCGGTGTCATCAAAAACAACAGAAAGAAATACTTTATCGTCTCTCACGAAAAGAGATGGGTCTTTGAGTTTGTATTTGGAAAATAGTTCATTGACCTTATCATACTTGAGAAGTTTGGTAGTAATACGACCATTACAAGTCGTAAGTTTAATGGCATCGTGGGCATTATTAATCCAAGTATAGATACGAGTGTCCAGTTGGATATTCAATCGGTCTGTCTCAACTGGTTCTGTGATTTTGTGAAAGTTAGACCGAAGAGATTGGTATTTGGCAACTACGTCTTGTTCTGCCTTAATGACGAACTGACTTGGAAGCATTGGAAGTTGGTCTCTAACCATCTTATAGCATCGTTGGTGGAGAGGCATAAGACCATTACAGGACTTCATACCGAAACGGATTTTAGATATGATATTGAAAGCATTTCTCTTTAGTTCAAGCGACTTTATGATAGATTGCTTATCTTCATCATTATCAAAAATCAGTTGAATGTTGTATGTTTTCATTATTACTGGATATACATATTGTGAAGAAACACGAAACAACAAAGAAAGTGAGATATTTCGTTGCTCCTCCCCTACCCTAAAGGGATAGGGGTTTCCGCAACGAGAAAAAATATGAATTGACATAATTTAGATATATCGATAACAAGATGTGATGGAATATATATAACATATATATGATAAGATTATATAGATTTATATATTTATGATTATATGAACAATCTTAACACAGTAGTATTTAATCCGACTAAATTTATTTTTCCAAGTCCTGTAACTGCTTCTTGGGCGATAAGTGCATCTTGGGCTCCATCAACACCAAGTAGTGCAGCAGTGAGTGCTTCGTGGGCATCTCAATCACTAAGTTCTTCATATGCATTAACCACAAGCACATTATCTAACTTTTCAGGTAGTAATACGTGTCTATATTTACAATCTACTGATACAAATGTTTATCCTGTAACGTTAGTAAACGATAGTGGCATTGTAACGTTAGCAATAGACCAAACGCCTGCTTATGGTCTTAACACATTTATTAACATCGGCACAGTTTACACCAATACGCCATCTGCTTCATATGTATCTTTGACCGATGAAAACGGACAACAATGGAGACTCTCCATTAACTCAAGTGGAATGATTACCGCAACGGCTTTATAACTATTATGAAAAGACTATTTAATATTGTAATACTAATGACAATGATGACAATATCATTGTTTGCAAATGTAACTCCAGGTACAAGTGTTACGCCCGCAGGCACTAACATTAACCAGACATTCTTTGGGACAAACGCCTTTGATAAGCCGTTAATAGCCAAAGCTGATGTGTGGGATTCTTCCAACGTGAAATTTTGGGGGGCGAAAGGCGATAATGCTACTGATGATACAGCGGCAATTCAGTCGGCAATCAGCCACAATCCGACACATGTCTATTTCCCGCCAGGGAACTATAGAATATACAAAACTTTGTATTTGCCTTACGCTAGATATGCATTGGAGGGTGCTGTTCCTGTGATAGACTATGGAGGGGAAACCTATTCGGAAACAATTCTCCGATTTCCAACGAATTTGGGTACAGCGATAGACTGTTCGACGAATTTTCTGCCAACGATTCGCAATCTCTACTTGAGCGGTGAATCGGTTTGTACAAACGGGATTACGTTCGGGGGAATGTGCAACATCGATTCGGTGACATGTTCCGATTTCCTAGGAGCAGGCTTTAACGCCAATGCAACAGTCAATTCCAGCGTGTTGTCGAAATGCTCTGGTGCGAGAAACGGCATTGGTCTTAGAATGTCTGGAAATTCGACTGTGTTGAGAGTACACGATTCAACATTTAGATTAAACCGCATCGGTATTGAATTGGACAATGGCATGCCGAACGTCGAGGATTGTGTCATCGAAAGCAACACTAGCTATGGAGTTGCTATCATCGCCAGCAATAATATTCCATTTCAACCGATGCTTGCAACCTTCAGCCGAATTTGGTTTGAGGGTACACCTACGAACATTGTTGCTCCACAAGTTTCGGGAGGCGGATTCTCTTCAGCAATCACTTTTCGAGAATGCTTGATAGGCGGACGGATAGACCTTAACAACGTATCAGACTGGACATTCGATAGTTGCTGGATAGGGGTGGAGGCTAGCGGATTGAACACCGCTACCAACACGACTTTCAAGGACTGTAAATATACAGCCATAGGTTCGTTACTTGACAACTTTTCAATGGGCGGCGGTTATGGAACCCTGCTTGATGGTACCAGTAATGGAAAAAGGGTTATTTCACAGGACATGTTAGTAAGTGGAATATCAATAGGAGTTGGCCCTGGAAGTAGCGATGGAAACACCGTTGTTGGCGGTGGATTAGCATTGTCAAACAACGTGAATGGGCACTATAACACTGCATTGGGATACGGCGTTCTATCATCTAACTTGACAGGGAATTTCAATACCGGCGCAGGGGCCGATTCGCTCAATTATAACACGAACGGGATTTTCAATACTGCCAATGGTACATTGTCGTTGGTGTTGAATGCCGACGGGTCATACAACACTGCAATGGGTGGCAATGTATTATTCGATAATAAATCGGGAAGCAATAACAGCGCATTTGGATACAACACGGGGAGGGGAATTGTTAGCGGTTCATATAATACAATTATTGGAGCCAATGTCTCAGGACTTGATGCTGCGTTGTCGGGCAACATCATTATTGCAGATGGCCAAGGAAACCAGCGAATCAATGTCAACGAAAACGGAAACGTTAATATCGGCACAGGAACGAACTCAATAACATGGTCTGGCTATGGGGACAATAGTTACGGTGCGTTGACTATCGGCAACAGACAAAACAGCGGGTCGTTATGGGTAAACGTTCCTGTTGACCCAGGCGAACAACAATACTCAGGAGGGTTTGGGGTGGATGGGACAGTAGGGGGAACATTGAATCTCGTTTCCACCGTGAATCTTGGCGCTTACGGCTTGAAATTCAGCGGGTACAGTTCTGCGCTTTCGTTCCTGACTACGGAAGGAACAAGTGTGGTTGAGCGGATGCGGATCAATAATGATGGTAATGTTGGAATCAATACTGGTACTAATTTAGTAACGTGGTCGAATGACTCAGATAGTAGTTTCGGTGCGTTGACCGTTGGCAAAAAATCGACTGGCGGTTCTCTGTGGGTGAACACTCCGACAGACCCAGGAAGCCCCGCATTTTCGGGAGGGTTCGGTGTGGACGGTACTGTTGGGGGCGCTTTGAATATTATTTCTACAATTCATTTGGGTGCATATGGTCTTAAATTCTCTGGATATAGCTCTGCGCTTTCGTTCCTGACTACGGAAGGAACAAGTGTGGTTGAGCGGATGCGGATCAATAATGATGGTAATGTTGGTATTGGAACAAACGCTCCTGGCTATAAGCTTGATGTAATGGGAGATGCTCACGCACAGCATTATTATGGAAATGGTGGAATATTTATACAAAACGCAAGTGCCCCTACGGCTGCTATCATAGGCGGCACAGTTGGTTCAGTAACCAATTATATGATTATTAATCTCAAAGGTGCATTAATGAAATATTGGTCGGATGGGTCTTCATTATATAGCCAAGAAATAGGGACTCATTAACAATAATAGAACATATTATGAAAACATATATTGCACAATATAATCCTTTAAGTAGAGTCATTTTGCCAGATGGCTTGTTGATTAGTAGTGCCTCATTGGCATTGCAAGCAGTGTCATCAAGTTATGTCCCTAACTTATATCCACAACAATACCAATTATCTTGTTCATGGGCATCTAGTAGCATATCAAGTTCATATGCTAATAATGCAGTCTCCGCATCCTGGGCTCCGTCAACACCAAGTAGTGCAACAGTGAGTGCTTCGTGGGCCAGTCAGTCATTATCCGCATCTTGGGCTCCGTCAACACCAAGTAGTGCAGCAGTGAGTGCTTCGTGGGCATCTAGTTCAATTAGTTCATCATATCCGTGGTCAGTAATTAATGGAAATGCCGTATATAATGGCAATGCTTCTTGTAGTATTATTATTGCAAATGCTGGTGCTAAAATCGGAGGACTGGGAGTAGGAGTTCCAGATACATCAATAGTACAAATTGGTTATAATATCAATAGAAATAATGATAGTTACCAAGCTGTTCAAATGGGGGATTATGCTGGGTATTATTCTACTAGTTCAAATTCAGTGGTTCAAATCGGCAACCAAGCTGGGTATCAATCAACAAATGCAAATAATGCAGTTCAAATAGGATATCAGGCAGGATATAATTCATATGCGGCAGACAGTGCAATTCAAATAGGTGTTTCATCCGGATATCGTTCAATGTTAGCTGTTAGTGCAGTTCAAATTGGACCATATGTGGGATATTATTCTACAACTGCATCCAATGCAGTTCAAATTGGTTATCAGGTAGGATATAATTCAACGACTGCTGATAATACTGTTCAAATTGGTTATCAGGTAGGATATAATTCAACGACTGCATCCAATGCAGTTCAAATTGGTTATAATGCTGGTGGAAATTCAATAAATGCGACCAACGCAATTCAGATTGGTAATGGTGCCGGACAAAATTCAACTAATGCTAGTGATGCAATTCAAATTGGTATTGCTGCCGGACAAAATTCAACTACTGCCTCTAGTGCAATTCAAATTGGTGCAGGTGTTGGAACTTTTGCTACTAATGTAGATAATACGGTTCAAATTGGTAGTGGCGCTGGAACATATTCAACTAATGCTCAGAACGCAGTTCAAATTGGAAATAGTACTGGACAATATTCAACTAATGCTACTAATGCAGTTCAAATTGGTCCCAATGCTGGGGCTAACGCTACTAACGTAAATAATACGGTTCAAATTGGTTATAATGTTGGATATTATTCTATAACTGCATCCAATGCAGTTCAAATTGGTTATAATGCTGGACAAAGGTCAACCAATGCTACTAATGCAGTTCAAATTGGAAACAGTGCTGGATATAATGCAAAAACAGGAAGTAATACTATATTTATTGGTACTAATGCTGATGCGTTGAATTCCGCTCTTAACGTAACAAAATCAATTGCTATAGGATACAATGCTAAAGTATCTGCGTCAAATACTTGTGTAATAGGTGGTACTGGTGTTGATGCAGTTAAAGTATCTATTGGTAATAATAGTGCTATAAATACATTAGATGTAACAGGTAATATAAGTTGTTCAGTAATTACAGCGTCTCTATTTAATGGCACTGCTTCTTGGGCAATAAGTTCCTCATGGGCGGCCCAATCGTTAAGTGCGAGTTATGCTGATACTGCTTCTTATTCCATTACAACTATTGTTACTCAGTCTGTAGGAAGTGTGATTAGTGCCTCTTGGGCATCTCAATCGTTAAGTTCTGCATTTTCTGTTAATGCTACAAATGCAACTAACGCTACAAATACTACAACTGTATTAATAAATACAAACAACACCAATCAAGAAGATCCAATTTTATTTACTTTACCAAATGCTTTCCCAGCAAATGCTAGTGTGTATGAGGGAGGCGCCGCTACATACAATCCTGGTACTAATGCGATAACTGCTACTAATTTTATTGGAACATCTTCGTGGGCAAATAAATCAATAAGTGCATCTTGGGCTCCATCAACACCAAGTAACTATGCAATAAGTGCATCTTGGGCAAGTCAGTCATTAAGTGCATCTTGGGCTCCATCAACACCACAATCGGATTATGCTAAAAGTGCCTCTTGGGCATCTCAATCACTAAGTTCTTCATATTCTACATTCGCTGTTAGCGCTATAGATGCTACAAATGCTACAAATGCTACGAATGCAACAAACACAACAACCGTATTAATAAATACAAATAACACTAACCAAGAAGACCCAATTTTATTTACTTTACCTAATGCCTTTCCAGCAAATGCTAGTGTATATGAAGGCGGGTCTGCTACATACAATCCAGGAACTAATACCATAACTGCTACCAGTTTTGTTGGGACATCTTCATGGGCAATACATGCGGTAAGTGCTTCACATGCTGATACTGCTTCTTATTCCATTACAACTATTGTTACTCAGTCTGTGGGAAGTGTAAGTAGTGCTTCGTGGGCTAGTCAATCATTAAGTTCTTCATATTCTACATTCGCTGTTAGCGCTACAAATGCTACGAATGCCACCAACGCGACAAATGCTACAACTGTATTAATAAATACAAACAACACCAATCAAGAAGATCCAATTTTATTTACATTACCTAATGCCTTTCCAGCAAATGCTAGTGTATATGAAGGCGGGTCTGCTACATACAATCCTGGCACTAATGCAATAACCGCTACCAGTTTTGTTGGAACATCTTCCTGGTCGAATAAATCTATAAGTGCTTCATACGCACCATCAACTCCCAGCGATTATGCTAAGAGTGCTTCATGGTCATCTCAATCATTAAGTGCGAATTGGGCTGTTAACACAAATAATGTAAATATTATTACTTCTAATCCTAATGGACCTTATTATGTTTTATTAGCAACCAATACATCAAGTAACCTCCCTGTGAGAGCAGGAGTTGGAGTTTATACTGACGGTGGTGGGATACTTACAGCTACCGTTCAAGTGGACTCTCCGTTGTTAACTGGGACCGCGTCTTATTCTAATCATGGAATGTCTGCATCATATGCTAAGAGTGCTTCATGGGCACCATCAACCCCAAGTTCTACTGCCTCATATTTACAACTTGGACCTACATATCATATGGCCTATGAAAATAATAGTATTAGGTCATATTTAGCAACTGATGAAAATTTAACTTTTTATGGACATCAAGGTTTAACGACTGGTGTAAGTTTGTCTTCAGTAAATGATGCCAATAATGCTAACGAACCTATGGAATTTCGTGCTACCAATTTCTTAATCACATCAGTTGGAGGCGGTTCAATAAGTATTGATAATACAGGAAATATAACTCCAACGGGAGGAAAATTCCTAGGAACAGCTTCGTATGCAGATAGTTCTTCTTTTACAATATCTGCCTCTTGGGCGCCTGGTGGTACAGTTACAAAGGCCACCTATTCGGATACTGCTTCGTGGGCAAGTCAATCTTTGTCATCATTTTACTCATCAGCATCACTTTCTGCTTCGTGGGCATCACGTTCATTTTATGCTACATCGGCTTCTTGGTCAAGTCAATCTTTGACCGCTACAAGTGCAAGTTGGGCATCTAGTTCGATATCTTCAAGTTATTTGTATGGAACTGCTACGGGGTCTAATAATGGTTCTAATACTGTGTCATTCTTTGGTACTGCAAGTTGGGCAGAAAATGTTGCAGTATCAAATGCCGATAAGGTATATGTGCAAGTAAGTAACGTGAATAGAGATCAACCAATTCTCTTTATGTCTGGTGGTGCAGATTATAGTTCATTACCAAATTATGAAAATGTTTATGCTACGTCGAGTATTACTTATAATCCAAGTACTGATACGATAACTGCTAATCGATTCCACGGAACAGCTTCTTGGGCTGATAATTTTGTTAATATCTACACTCGTGCTGGAGGTCCTTCCAGTGGTGCTACAATACCTTCTACTATAATATTCAGTACTCCGTTTCCCAATGAGTTTTATAACGTAATATTTGATTTCACAGGAAGTGCTGGAATACCATATCCATCATCCCCACCATATTTAATTGCTACTAATAAATCGGCAACACAATTTGAAGTTAATGGTCCCGATGCGGGGTTTAATGGATATTGGCAATGGACAGCTATTTTACATAATTAAAAATAATATAAAAAAACTTTAACACAGATAAAATTCATATATAGAGAGAAAAGGATAATGTTATATGGCAGATTCAATTAAAATAACGGAAAACGAATTAGCAGAAGTTAGAATGATACAAGAAAAATTCCAACAGAAACTTTATCAGTTGGGACAATTGTTTCTTCAAAAAAAGCAACTAGAAACATCAGTAAAGAACCTTGCTGAACAAGAAACCAAAACTTGGGAGGAATGGACAAATTTGCAAAAAATGGAAAATGAATTGATGGACAAACTCTTGCAGAAGTACGGCGAAGGAAATTTGGATGTGTCACAAGGAGTGTTTGTAAGTAATGGACCCAAAAAATAACATATTTTATGTCTATCATTTAATAAATCCCATTACCAATATACCGTTTTATGTTGGAAAGGGATATGGTAATAGAATGTATTGTCATGAAAAACTCGTTTTAAAAAATAAATATCCAAATAACAATCCGCATTTATTTTATAAAATTAAAAAAATATTAAGTTGTTGTGGAAAAATAAAATATGAAAAAATCATAGAAAATATAGACGAACAGAATGCTCTACTGAAAGAAATAAAAGAAATAAAACGGTTGGGTAGGTCTAATTTGGGATTGGGTCCATTATGTAATCTAACAGATGGTGGAGATGGAGTATGTGGGTTAAAAGTTTCGGAAGAATTAAAACAGAGAATGTCATTAAATACAAAAAAGTGGCTTCAAAATCACGAGCATCCGTTTTTAGGAAAACATCATAATCAATCCTCATTAAAAATAATGTCAAAAAAATCTAAATTTTGGATGGGAGATCCAAAACACAGAGAAGAAGTATCTATAAAAACTAAAATTGGTATGATTAAATCTGGTTATATTGATAGGATTTCTAAATCTATAACACTAAAATCTCCGACTGGCGAAATTATTACCATAAAAAATATAAATAAATTTTGTAGAGAAAATAATTTAGGAAATGCGAACCTTTATAAAGTCATTCGTGGTAAAATTAAACAACATAAAGGATGGACTTTACCAACAACTATTTTAAATAATCCAGAATATCGTGTTATTGATATTAATGGTATAATACATACTTTTACAGATATTCCTAAATTTTGTAGAGAAAATAATTTAACAGATACAAGTTTACGATGTTTATTACAAGGAAAATCATTAACACACAAAGGATTTATAAAATACACAAACACAAACGGATTTTCAATTAAAGAATACATTAAAAATGTTAAACATAAAATTTATTCGAACTCTAATAAAAATAGGTGGAAAAATCATTTTTCACGAACTAAAATCTAAACATTATGGGGATTTCCTATGACCCCATCGGAATTCATTTTTGAATATTTAAAAGCAGATCAAGACACTGGTTCTGGGTCGTATGCAAAGATGTATTCTATCATACAAACTCTCAACTGGGAAGAAATAAAGTCTGTTATTCTCAAATTGAGATATTTTTACTTTCTAAAAACATCTTACTGGCAGATTATATCCGATGAAGTAAAAAGACGGGCAAATTGGAAATGTATTTGTGGATGTAGAGAAGGTCTTCAGGTTCATCACACAGAAGAAGGTAACAAACACCACGGCGAAGAACATATACTTCTTGTTGATGGTATTCGTGGATTGGTGTGTTTATGTAATAAATGTCACGACACAACACATAACGTATCAGTCAAAAATGCTGAAAAGAAACGTCAACGAAACAACAAAAAAGAACAGGTACTTATTCAACTCCCATCTTATCCAAAACACGTTGATGAATTAAGTATCAGTGGTTCTTCCATCAGTTTGACACGCAAATTATTGGAAGAATTGGAACATGATAAAAAAATTATCATAGATAGAAACCTTTACGAAGGATGGAAAGTTCACCGATGTACATGAAAAACGCCCTCACAGAACCGGTCTGCAAAAGCGTTTTTCTTTAAGATAATGTGGTGGCAGTCAAAAAACAATGAACATTGTAATATTCCGACCACACATCTCTGCGCCATATAACCAATTCTGTTGGTTTCCCAACATAATATAAATATTGTTTTGATTGACGAAAATACATGTTAATTTTTGTGAAATGTTAGTGTTTTGATTTGGTGGTGTATATTTATACCTATATAACACGATAGTATATCTTGGTATGAAAAATGAAAAAATATTAAATCTTCCGTTGATAATGTTAAAAAACAAAATGCGTATAAAATGGAACTCCAAAATTTCCGGAATATATGCGTGGGTAAATGAAATTAACGGTAAAATGTATATCGGACGAGCAAATAATCTGTATAAAAGAGTATATTGCGAAATGAATAATTTTAGGAATAACAAACCACAAAACTTAATCAAAATAGAAAATGCTATAAGAAAATATGGCATCGATAATTTTAGGGTAGTAAGATTGTTAGAATGTCCAAAGGAATATTTGATTAGAATTGAAAAGTTATTAATAGAATATTATGATACAAAAAATAACGGGTATAATTGTACTTTTGGTGGAGATGGAACAACGGGTCATATAGTTACAATTGAACAAAGAGAAAAACAAAGAAAAAAAGCAAAAGAATATTGGACGGATGAGAGAAAAAAACAACACACCGAAAAAATGAAAAATTGGTTTTGTTCTCAAACGGAAAATGAACAGAATAATATGCGCTCGGGAAATATGTGGTGGTTAAATAAAGAATGTAAGAAAAAACATAGAGAAAATACTGCAAAATCTTTAACCACAGAAAGAATAGAAAAACAGAGAAATTCCCTTCTTAAATACTATGAAGAAAATGATAGTAAAAAAGCCGTTATAACTAATATATTTTCACCATCTAACGAAATAGTAAAAGTAGTGGGGTTATGTAATTTTTGTAAAGAATATCATTTAGAAAAAAAAGGTATTACAGATGTTTTGGATGGTATAAAAAAACATCATAAAGGATGGCATATAGACCCCAATTTTACATATATGACGCCGTTATCGAAAAAATTATGTTCGCCGGATGGAACTGTTTATGAATTTCGGTCAATTTTGAAGTTTTGTAGAGAACACAATCTAAGTTTAAGTGGAATAAAAGAAGTGTTGAACAAAAAATCAAAACACCATAAACTTTGGAGATTATCAGAAACTTCTTTAGAGGATGCGATGACTAATAATAGTCCCATCTATAAAAATATCAATTTTCTATTTCCTGATAATCACATAGAAAGAATAATAGATAAAAGTGAATTTTGTGAAAAATATGGATTTTCGAAAAAATATCTATATAAATTTCTAAAAAATAAATCCGTGGGGGATATGTTTCACAAATTAAAACTTATATCAAAATAACTTTTTTTCATCATTGAATAATTTGAGGATATTTATATATAGTCATTCAATGAACAATTATAAAGGATAATACAATGCCAATTCAAGAAGGAGGACAGTTTTCCCCGGATAGAAGAATTATTTCGCCCGGAGTTTTTACGAGGGAGTTCGATTTATCAGGTGTAGCCGCTGGCGTGGCAGACATTGGAGGCGTAGTTATTGCCCCATTCGCAAAAGGACCAGCCTTTTCACCAACATTATTTACAGACGTAAACGTTCTGCAAAACCAATTTGGTTTGCCAGACGGTACCTACTACGGCCCTTATACGGCTGCAGAATATCTAATAGAAAAGGGGTTGGTGACTGTCGTTCGTGTTGGTGGGTTGACTGGATATGAACAAATGTATCCATTTGCCATTTGGGCAACAAGAGGCGAATATATTAGAAGTTCTTCATATGGTGCTTTGAATAGTGGAAGTTCATATGTGTATTTCTCTGGTAGTGCATCAGACCAATATAGTGAAAGTATTTCATGGGATAATACATCTAGTTTTAACATGCACATTTCGAGTGCTTCTTTTACGGTAACGTTCCGTGAAGACCCAGCAGATGATTATCCTCTCAACATAAACTCATCAAGTGGTAGTCTTTTATATTCAGGACAAACCATTACTTTTGGTATTTCCGGGGAGTTTAATGCTACAGCAAACGTTTCACAGTCACAACTTTCGGCATCAATATCTGATGCTACATTTTCAGCATCAATTAATGATGCCGAAATTAAGTTTCCACAAGGGACTCGTCCGTTCGATAAAATATTTCTTGTAAGTGGTAGTATATTTGTTAATACAGGTTCTTGTGGATTTCCAATACTCAATCTTAAAGGTGTGGTAACAGGTGCATTTGGTAAGTATATCGGGTTTAAGTCTAATGGTATTCCAACATTTGACCCGTGTGTTCTACCTTCTGGTGAGTGGTCATCATCGGCAGAACAAGACGTTAGATTATTGGCCGTTTTGGCTGATACACAAGCTGGTGGAATCCAAGATTTATTGGCACCAGGCTTTTATAAATCTACATTGGGATTTGCAGACGGACCAGGTATCAGAAACGGAACAATCCTTGATACCGTTGGTGTAACTGATATTCCTCTAGACTTTACGTTGATGTTGAAACCTACTAGTACCGACGTACCTTATGGATATTACAACTTCTCATTGGATAGTGGTAACCCACAATACATTACAAATGTATTTGGTAATGATCCAAAAGCAGGCGACCCAGCAAAACAAGTGTCTGGTCAGAAAATCGAAGCAGCATATTTGTATAAGATTTATGAAGATGCTATTTCAGAAGTGGTTTCTGATAAAGATAATTGGTATATTAATGGTGCAGCACTTCCATCGGGTTCTACTTTCCCTGGTCAACCGATGAACTTTACAGATGCATATTCCCGTGACATATCAAGTGGTGATAGTACATTTTCAATTACAAACGCTTCTACTCCTTGGATTGTATCGCAGGAAATTGCCCCTTGGGAAAGTGGTTCTGTAGATAAACACAGATTCCCATTGTTTAGAGTTCTTACATTAGCTGACGGAACTTACACAAATACATTGTTTAAGGTCCAAATTGAACAGGTAAAACTGGCAGGTCACGTAGCTGGTAGTGATTGGGGTTCATTTACCCTTACACTTCGCAAATACAGTGATACTGATAAACGTCCTGTGATTTTGGAACAATATAACAATCTAAACCTTGACCCAGATTCTTCGAACTTCATAGCTCGTAGAATTGGTGATAGCTACAGATACATTGACTATAAGGGTAAAATTATTGAGTTTGGTGAATTCGGTAACAATAGTAGAAATATTAGAATCGAAATGACCCAAAACAATTACCCAGTAAGCGCAATTCCATATGGATTTGAAGCTTTCATTACTCCAACAAATGGTTCGATGGGTCATTGGACTCCTACAATGAAATACACAAAGGCTTCAGTCTATGGATTGAACCCTGGCAAATATCCATCAGGCATTACGTTTGATGACGCCCCAACAGGTGCTGATAGTGAATTGTTTAGTTTGTATCCACAATCAGCTACAGGAGTAGGTGCTTCTGCTGATAATAAACAATATATGGCTCCAATTCCATCATATAACACCGCAGGTGGTAGTTATGATAGTATTGGAAGAAACGTAGTATTCGCTTTGGATACAAATTATACAAGTAGTAATGTTGGTACAGGTTCATATCTTGATAATGGTACCAATGCAATTCCTACAGATTGGGATGCTGTTAATGAACCTACTTATATTAAAATGAGGAAGTTCGTATTCGGATTCCAAGGTGGATTTGATGGTCAAAGTCCAGCAATTCCAATCAATGTTGGTGGAGATATTAGTCCAGGCAATACACAAGGTTTGGATTGTACAACAGTATCCTCAGCAGGTTCAATAGCATATAATCAATGTATTACCGCAATCGGTAATGCTGATGAGTTTGACGTAAACCTAATCGTAGTTCCTGGTATTCTACATGAGCACCACCCATATATCACCAACTTGGTTGTGGATATGTGTGAGAGACGTGGCGATTGTTTCTTCATTATGGATTTGTATTCAGATGATGGAAATCCAACTAGCGGTCAGATTGACCAGGTTGTTTCCTACGCTGCTGAATATGACACAAACTACGCAGCAGCTTATTATCCCTGGATTAAAATCCTTGATACATACAATAACAAGATTGTCACGGTTCCTCCTTCCGTTGTGTTGCCATCGGTTTATGCTTCCAGCGATAAGGTATCCGCAGAGTGGTTCGCACCTGCTGGTCTAAACCGTGGTGGTATTCCAATCGCTGTGAAGGTAACAGATAGGACCACACACGAAGAACGTGATACTCTGTATGAAGGCAAAGTCAACCCAATCGCAGCGTTCCCTGGTTCGGGTATCGTTGTTTGGGGTCAGAAGACTCTACAAAACGTTCACTCAGCACTTGACCGTGTTAATGTTCGTCGTCTCTTAATCAATATCAAGAAGTTTTTTGCTTCAACCGCAAAATACTTGGTATTTGAGCAGAACGTAGCTTCAACACGTAATAAGTTCCTAAGTATCGTTACCCCATATTTGGAGTCCGTACAACAGAGAAGCGGTCTATACGCCTTCTATGTTAAAATGGATGAAACAAATAATACGCCAGATATCATTGACCAGAATATACTTTATGGCCAAATTTATTTGAAACCAACCAAAACTGCTGAGTTCATAGTTCTTGATTTTAATATTTTGGCTACGGGAGCTTCTTTTCCCAACGCATAATATACTATAAATCAACGATTTACACACGAAACTCAACTTAATAAAATAAGTTGAGTTTTTCTTTGTACTTGATATTATGTATTTATGAATATCAAATACATTTGACCATATGAATAAAGAAGAATTGAAAGATTTTATTAGTAAAAACATAGATAATTTTGCTATACAATTAAAGAGGCATCACAATCAATTATATGATGAAATTGATAAATTGTATAATTTTCCAAAATTCGCTGAAAAATTATATGTTTATATTAACGGAGAACAATCTGTAGGATTTTGTAAAGTTTGTAATAAAAAAACACAATTCGACGGATATTGGAAAGGTTATCCAAGAATATATTGTTCCTATACCTGTAGAAGTAAAGAAAAATCTGATAAAGCTAATGAAATAAGAAATTGTGTAATTTGTGGTAGTGAATTTAGAATATACAAAAAAAGAGAAAAAACTACATGTTCCAATGAGTGTTTATTAAAATTAAATGCTACCAAAGAAGTTAATGATAAACGACAAATAAGTTTAAAAACTACGATGATGAAGAGATATGGTGTAAATCATCCATCCAAATTATTAGATTTTAAAAATAAAGTCAAATTAACTAAATTAGAACGATATGGTAATGAAAATTATGTAAATATAGAAAAAGGTAAAGAAACAAAATTGATGAAATATGGTAATGAAAATTATGTAAATATAGAAAAAGGTAAAGAAACAAAATTGATGAAATATGGTAATGAAAATTATAATAACAGAGAAAAATTTATAAATACAAATATAGATTTATATGGAGTAAAATATCCAATTCAATCTGAATATTTTAAACGCAAACAAAAAAATACATTCTTAGAAAAATTTGGTGGTATTGGTCTTCAATCAAGTCAATTAAAAGAAAAAATTTATAATACAAATCTATTAAAATATGGATTTGAAATTGCTACTAAAAATAAAGTTATAATAGAAAATTCTAAAAGAACGTGGTATGATAAAATTTATGATGCATTAATAAACACCGACCGTTTAGAAAATAAAGTAAAACCATTATTTTCTAAACTGGAATATGAGGGGTCAAAAAAAGATTATAAATTTTTATGTTTAAAATGTAATAATGATTTTATCGGAAAAATAGAAGATGGTAAAATACCACGATGTTTAAAATGTTATCCGTTTGTTATAAATTATTCTAAACCTGAATTGGAAATTTTTGAATTTCTAAAAAATGAAGGAATACTTGAATCTGATATAATAATTCACGACAGAAAAATTTTAAAAGGGTTAGAATTGGATTTTTATTTACCAAAATTCGGTTTGGCAATAGAATTTGATGGGATGATATGGCATTCTGAATTGATTGGAAATAAAATCAATAAATATCATTTAAATAAAACTGAAGAATGTGAACAGTTGGGAATTCAATTAATTCATATATTTGAATACGAGTGGGAAACAAAAAAAGAAATTATCAAATCAAAATTAAAACATATATTAAAATTGAACACTACAAATAAAATCTATGCTAGAAAATGTAAACTACAGGAAATATCGTCATTTATAAAAAATCAATTTTTAAATCAATATCATATTCAAGGTGATGATAAAAGCATTATTTCAATAGGAGCATATTATAATGATGAATTAGTATCTGTTATGACTTTTGGAAAAATGAGGATTGCATTAGGAAGTAAAAATCATGTAGATAACGAATATGAATTATATAGATTTTGTGTATCTAAATCGGTTGTGGGAATTGCTAGTAAAATGTTTAGTTATTTTGTTAAAAAATATAACCCTAATAAAATAACAACTTATGCAGATAGACGATTTAGTAACAATACATCATTTTATGATAAATTGGGATTCGCACTTGAAAAAAATACGTCATTAAATTATTGGTATTTTTCTTTAAAATCTCCGTATGATGTATATCATCGTTTCAATTTCAGAAAATCAGAATTGCATAAAAAACTACAATCATTTGACCCATCTTTAACAGAGTGGGAAAATATGCAGTTAAACGGATATGACAGAATATGGGATTGTGGGAATCTGAAGTATGTGTGGAAAAATCCAAGTGATTCATTGAAGTAAAATCTATTTATATACAGATTTCCCTAACGCCTAACTGACGCACGTTTAACTGGACACAAATAAGAGAGCCCATTCTGTAAAGTTTGGGTTCTTTTACTATATTTATATCTGTATGATTAAACTGAAATCACTAATAGAAGCCACAGTAAGAGATAAATATTATTATATTCAACATCTACTGGACATAGATCCAAATCAGGCTACAAACAAACTAATTGAGGATTTAACACAAAATACTGAAAAGTGGACTAAAATTTACGACCCACAATTGAATGGTAATAAGTTTGAGTGGCATCCTTCTGCAACGTTGAATATGGGTGAATATTCTATTTCGGTATCACCAAATATTTATAGGGAAGAGAATGCTTTTATAATTTTTTCTGTTGAAATTTCTGTATCTAAAAAATCATTTGGTATGAGTAAAGGTAAACAAATTTCTCATTCAGAAGAACCATTAAATATTACATCATTTGACGGAAGAGATTGGGATTTTTCTTCGTTGAAAGCTAAATTGTCAAATACAGTTCGTCAAGTAAAAGAGTTGTTAAAAAAAGATATATAAAATTTCCTGTACTATGTACACTTAGTACACTTGTACTAGGTACTTTTATATTATATACTTAATAAGTTAACTAATGTACACTCTTCACTTCGTACACTTAGTACAGTAGTACAGAAAATACCACAAATTATTCATCTGGCAAGTTGTTTTAACTCTAAACTCATATTCACATTATTATATGGATGATACTTACAAAAGGACGTGTTTTGTTGATATGGATGGTGTATTGGCAAACTTTGACAGAGGGTTCTATGAGATTACAGGCAAAGATTCTGAAAATGTTCAAGACCAAGAACTATGGGCGGCGATAGATGCCTATGGAAAAGCTAGGTTCTTTGGCGAATTGCCTTGGATGCCTGATGGTAAGGAGTTGTGGAATTTTGTCTCAAGTAATTTTCTAAAAGTAAAAATTCTAAGTGCTTTGGGTAAAACTGATAATGATTTAACAGCTAAAGGAAAACTTCAGTGGCTTCGTCATAACATACCAACGTTACAGTTAGATGATATCATTTTGGTTCCAAACAAGCATAGTAAAAAGCATTATTGTAAACCCAATTTTATACTTATTGATGATACACTTGTTTGTATTGAGGAATGGAATAAGAAGGGTGGTATTGGCATATTACATAAAACTGCTGCGGAAACCATAACTAAATTGAGAGAATATGTATGAAACAATCTGAATTAATAGACATAATAAAAGAAGTAGTAAACGAAGAATCATTAAAAATGGAAGAGGGTGCCGGGTCTAAAGCCTTAGATATTTTACAGTTAGCATTAGATGTAGCAGGCATACCACCATCTATTGGAACACCGGTTAATGCAGCCAATACAGCTATATCTCTTTTACGTGCGGCAAGTGATAAAGAAAAAGATGAAGAAAAGAAACATTTGATAGATGCTGGTTTAAATGCAATATCAATGATTCCTTTCGGTTCTGTTGTTAAACTTGTTAAACTTAGAGCACTAAGAAAACCTGCTGTAGCAGTGGCTAGAGCTATTAAAGGTGGTTCTAGAGCTACTCCCCGTTCTTACGAACCCCAAATAGCACAGGAAGGTGTGGGACCTGTTTACACCAAAGATATAAAGAAAGACCCAAAACACGTTGATGACCCTGATACAGGTAAGCCCGAACATTGGAGAATAAAGTTTCAGAGTGCTAAGGATTTAAGTAAACATGGAACTACAGAAAAATCGCCTGTAAATGAAGGAATAACAAAAAAAGAACTAAGAGAAATGATAGAAGAGGTTCTCAATGAAGAGGCTGGACCAGGTCAAGAAAATTGGGTAAAATCCAATAAAGAACGGTTTAAGAAAAAATATGGACCTAAAAAAGGATTGGAGGTTCTTTATGGTAAGTCTTGGAATCAATCTAAATCACAGGGTAAAACACAACAAGATGAAATAAGTTTAACTCCGAATGCTCGTATTCCAGCTAGAATGCAGTTAAAGCATTATGTTTCAAAACCGGTGAGAATACCAGAAACAGGAGAATGGATAGTTAAATGGATGACTAGTGGCAAAAGAGATGAAAACAAAACTTATTATACCGACGACCAAAAGGATGCCATCGATACATACAATCAGATGGTTAAAGCTGCACAGTCAATGAATGCGTCAGAAAAATAAGTGAAAAAATTAACTACATCTGAATTTATTAAAAGGGCTGACCACATTAAAATAATAGATAGAAACAAAAAAGTAAAATGTTTTTTGGTAGATGGTATCGATTATAATACGAATACCATATATGAATTTTTAGGTGATTACTGGCATGGAAATCCGGAAGTTTATAATTCGAATGATATAAATAGATCAAATAAAGAAACATTTGGTAATCTTTATAAAGAAACATTTGGTAATCTTTATAAAGAAACTTTTGATAGGTTTGATAAGATAAAATTATTGGGATATAATATCAAATATATTTGGGAAGATGATTGGAAAAAATTTAAAAACAAAACTTCTAATGGTTTGAAATTGTTAAGTATATGAAATTGAGGATTTATAATTCAACATTAGACTCTGATATTTGGAATAATGATAAAACATTAAAACCCGAAATTAAAGAACACTTATTAAAAATAGCAGAAGATTTTTACAAAAATACTGAATTAAAAGGTGATATCAATAATATATTGTTTCTTGGAAGCAGTGCTAATTATAATCATACTCCATATTCTGATGTAGATTTACATATTGTTATTGATATTACCGAACAGAATATTCCCAAAGAACATGCTAGAAAGTTTATGGATGGATTGGCATCAAAATGGAATACAGACCATGATATTAAAGTAAAAAACCATCCAGTAGAAGTTTATCTTCAGGATATTAGCGAACCAAATGCTACTGCCGAGTTGGCTAGACCAGGTGCTGCTATTTATTCGATTTTTGACG